AATTTCTCGCAAAAATTAAACAACAGCCCAATGTAGATAACACTAATTTTCAAGTCATCCTTCCTAGAATGGGATTTGAAATGGTTTCGCTTGACTATGACCCTAATAGAAAAATTAGTCCAATGCAACAAAGCAGATCCATTAACAGTGCTACTTCTGCTTCCGCTATGTATGCGCCAACACCATATAATATAAATGTATTACTTTACATATATGCTAAGAATCAAGATGACGGTCTGCAAATTGTAGAACAAATTTTACCATATTTCAATCCTGATTATAACTTAACAATTCATGCTATACCGGAATTACAAATTAATAATGATCTTCCTATACTATTAAATTCTATAGGATTTACTGACGATTATGAAGGCGATATGACAACTCGCCGAGCAATTATATGGACACTAAGTTTTGTGATGAAACTTAATTTTTATGGGCCTGTTAATAAACAAGGTATTATTAATAAGGTTACAACTAACACATTTAATGATCCTGCATTGAGTAATCAACAATCTAGAATAATAGTACAAGGAACCGGAGATTTAGCTAATAGTATTCCTGCAGGCAATGTTACGTATCTTAGTACCTTTGAAGATTTTTAAATGAAAAATATTGAACAATTAAATGATCTATTTAATTTAGATCCTATGACAGATAAGCCAATGGAATTATCTACTATCCCCGAATCTATAAATTCTAATAAAGAAATAGATCAAGAAGATGATTATCAATTGGCAAGACAGACAATGAGAAAACTTCTAATGAAGGGCGAAACCACATTGGATGAACTTATTGAGTTATCTAAAAGCTCTGAGCATCCCAGAACATATGAGGTTGCAGGCCAGTTTATGAAGACAATGTCTGATGTATCGAAAGATCTTTTAAATTTACAGAAACAAGTTAAAGAATTAAAAGCAGATGATCCCCAGCAAAAGATTGGTACTCAAAATAATGTTGTATTTGCAGGATCAACCGCGGAATTATTCAAAGCTCTAAAACAAAATAAAGATAACGGTAATATAATTGAGCAATAAACCCACATCATATAACGGTAATCCAAACCTAAAACAAATTGGTACTACAATATCGTATACCAAAGAACAGGTTACGGAAATCATTAAGTGTTCTCAGGATCCAATTTATTTTATTGAAAACTTTTGTCAAATAGTTTCATTAGATAGGGGTTTAATTCCTTTTAAATTATACGAATGCCAAAAAGAAAAAGTACATACTATTTTAAATAATCGTAAAGTGATTCTGATGGAAGGTCGCCAACAGGGTAAGACCATTACATCTGCAGCATGTATTCTTTGGTATACATTATTTCAAGAAAATAAAACAGTTGCTATTCTAGCAAACAAATCATCAGCTGCTCGAGAAGTTTTATCTCGATATGAACTAATGTATGAAATGCTTCCTATTTGGATGCAACAGGGCGTTAAGACATTTAACAAAGGTGACATTGAACTTGAAAACGGATCTAAAGTATTTACTGCAGCAACAAGTACTTCTGGTATTCGTGGTAAATCTGTAAACTGGTTGTATATTGACGAAGCAGCTATTATTCCAAACAATGTTGCAGACGAATTCTTTACATCTGTTTATCCAACAATTTCTGCCGGTCAGACAACAAAAATTCTTCTTACATCTACTCCATTGGGTTATAATCATTTCTGGAAATTCTGGAATGAAGCAGAGCAAGGATTAAATGGGTTTGTATCATTGTTTATTCCTTATAGCAGAATTCCCGGAAGAGATGAAAAATGGGCTGATGAACAAAAGGCAATGCTCGGTGAACTTAAGTTCAATCAAGAGGTTTTGTGTAATTTCTTAGGTTCATCCAATACCCTAATTAACCCCGATACAATTGGAAAAATGTCAGTTAAACCTTATGTATATACTAAGGATGGATTGGACATATTTGTAGAGCCTGAGGAAGACCACATTTATATGTTAGTTGCTGATACTTCTAGGGGCGTCGGTGGAGATTACTCAGCGTTTACAGTTCTCGATATTACTGCTTATCCATATTCTGTTGTTGCTAAGTACAGAAACAACAAAATTAGCCCCCTTCTTTTTCCCAATATAATATATAAAGTAGCGAAAGATTATAATAAGGCCTATTGCTTGATAGAGATCAACGATAACGGGCAGCAAGTTGCAGATTCGCTATATATGGATTTGGAATACGAAAACGTATTCTTCGTAGGAAGTAACAGTAAAAGCGGTCAGTATTTATCCGGAGGATTTTCTAGCGGAGCAACACTGGGCGTTAGAACAACCAAGCAAGTAAAACGCTTGGGCTGCACATCATTTAAGAGTTTGGTCGAAGGTACCAAATTACTAATTCACGACCCTGACATAATTAATGAGATATCTACATTCATAGAAGTTAGGGGAACCCATAAAGCAGATGAGGGATACCAGGACGATTTGGTAATGTGTCTGGTACTATTCTCATGGGCAACTAATGAACTATTCTTCAAAGATTTAACTGATACTAATCTCAGAAAAGCTCTATATGAGGAACAATTTAAACAAATTGAAGAAAATCTGACTCCGTTTGGTATTATAGAAAACGGTATTCCTGAAGAAGAAAGACCTCAAATAATGACAGACGCAATTTGGTTCAATGCTGCATCAAAATCTCCCCGAGAAATCGAAGAAGCTCAAAGAAAATTCCTTGAAAATGTCTAAAAGGCAGTACTTATAAATAAATAGAAATCAAAATATAGACAAATATCTATAAAATTATTAAGGAGAAGACGATGGCATTTCAGCTTTCACCTGGCGTTGTAGTAACTGAGCAGGACTTAACTACAGTTGTCCCGACGGTTGCAACTACTTCTGGAGGGTTTGCGGGGGCGTTCCAATGGGGACCTGTAGAAGAAGTAACAACTGTAGATTCAGAAACAAATTTAGTTAGTAATTTTGGTAAACCAAATGACGCTACTGCAGGATATTTCTTTACCGCTGCAAATTTCTTATCGTATGGTAACAATTTAAAAGTAGTTCGTGTTGTAGATAAAGGCGTTGCAAGAAATGCTGTTTCTTCTGCTTCAGGTAAAGTAGCTAGTATAATTGCAGAAAATTCTGCCGGCGGTAATGTATTTGCTGTCGATGCAACTATTGCAGTTACAATTGGTGCCCCCAATGATCCAGACGGTATACAAGCAGTTGCTGTAGGAAATAGAAGCCCATTTGGTGCACTTGCAACTGTATCAGTAACATCCGCGGGTTTTGGATATAATACCGCTCCCACCGTTTCTTTCTCTGGGGGCAATCCTGTAAGTGTTGGAACTGCTACAGCAGTATTAACAAGCGGACAGGTATCAAACATATTTGTACTAGATGGCGGCAATAATTACACCACCCTTTCTAATGTAGAAATACAAAATCAATATTCTACATCTGCAAGAGCGAATCTAGTATTACGTTATAAAATGAGAGACGCTAATATTACTACTATTGGCTCAGGATATGATTCAAATGCAAATATAGTATTCTCAGGTAATATTGATGCAACAGGTGTACATGCTACAGCAAGTTTAGTTATTACTAACGGTAATATTACAGGTGTAACAATAGTAACACAGGGTAACGGTTATATTGGCGCACCGAACGTAACAATTAATAGAAACAGTGCAAATACTGGAACAAACGCAGTTGTAGTTGCAAACGTGGCCTATGGTTATATTAATAGTATTACTATAGATAACCCAGGTGTTGCAGGATATTCCTTTGTTCCTAATGTAACAATTAATAAGAATAATGCATTAGGCGGAACAAACGCTGCGGTGCAAGCTCGTATTAGCGCATATGTTACTACAATTAATTTATTAACAAATGGTGTTGCATATCTTTCAGCACCTAATGTTGTTATAACTCCAGCAACAGCAGATTTGCCTTACATAACATCTAATGTTACGGCAACTTCTGTTGTTAAATATCCTCTTGCTAATATATCAATTTCAACTCAAGGGTCAGGTTATTCTTCTGCACCTAATGTGAGTATATCCGATGGGGTGACTAGTTATTTAGCAACATCAACCATATCTGCAGAACCCCCTGTTATAACGAACGGCGATAATTTTATTGCTAATTATTCTTCAGGTGGTTTAACATTTGGTGAATTTGCTGCAAGATATCCTGGTGCTTTAGGAAACTCTATTAAAGTCTCTATGGCAGATGCTGCAACATATAGCTCATGGTTGTATAAATCTCAATTCAATGGTGCACCTAGCACATCTGCTTATGCAAGCGATCGCGGTGGTTCTAACGATGAATTACACATCCTAGTATTAGATGCAGACGGAACTTGGTCTGGTACTGCAGGTACAGTATTAGAAAAATATGCATATGTGTCTAAAGGATCGGATGCCAAAAATAGTGATGGTTCAACCAACTATTATAAGAATGTAATTAATAATCAATCCGAGTATATTTGGTCTTTAGATGCACCTCAATATACTACAGATTGGGGCACGGATGTTAGAAATAACACTTATGATTCTCTTTCAGCGAACATAACAACTACACTAAGCGGCGGCGTTTCTGGAGATAGCGTTTCTACAGGAAATGTTTCAACAGGTTACGCATTATTCTCAAATGATGAGTTGTATGATGTTGGTCTAATTCCAATGGGTCCAACAACTGCAGTATCTGCTGTTAATGCAGCAATTGCTATTGCGGAAACAAGAAGAGACGCTGTAGTGTTTGCTTCTCCTCCATATACAGATGTTGTTAATACAACAGGTCAGGCAGACAAACTTGTTACTTATAGAAACCAATTAACATCTTCATCTTATGCGGTGTTAGATTCTGGTTGGAAGTATCAGTATGACCGTTATAACGATAAGTATAGATATGTGCCTTTAAACGGTGACATTGCTGGTCTTGCAGTAAGAACTGATCTAGTAGCAGATCCCTGGTTCTCTCCTGCAGGTTACAATAGAGGTGTGGTCAAGAATTTAGTCAAATTGGCTTATTCCCCATCCAAAACAGATAGAGACACTCTGTATAAGAGCGGTGTCAATCCTGTGGTAACATTCCCCGGTCAAGGTACATTGTTGTTTGGGGACAAGACTCTTCTAGCAAGACCAAGTGCATTTGACAGAATCAATGTTCGCAGATTGTTTATTGTTCTTGAGAAGTCTATCGCAACTGCAGCAAAATTCCAGTTATTTGAATTCAACGATCCATTTACAAGAAATCAGTTTAAGAATATTGTAGAACCATTCTTAAGAGATGTTCAAGGTCGTAGAGGCATTACAGATTTCAAAGTAGTTTGCGATGAAACTAATAATACACCCGCAGTCATAGACAGAAATGAATTTACTGCAGATATTTACATTAAACCATCAAGAGCTATCAATTTTATTCAGTTAAATTTCATAGCAACAAGAAGCGGTATTTCTTTTGAAGAAGTAGGCGCTTAATAGGAGATCCAAATGGACGTATCAGCATTTAAAAGTAAGTTAGCCGGCGGTGGCGCAAGACCGAATCAGTTTGAGGTAGTTATCAGATACCCCACAGTTCTTGGCGGAATTGCCGGGGACATGGGAAGATTCTTAATAACTACTGCAGAACTACCTGGACAGACGCTAGGAGTTACTCCTGTGTATTACAGAGGTCGTTTAATTAAATTGGCAGGTGATAAAGAGTTTGCTCCTTTCAGCTGCTCTATAATCAACGACAATAATTTTACTATTAGAAACGCATTAGAAAATTGGATGAATTATATTGAGGATAGAGTTACCAAAGCAGGCGAACAAAGCCCACAAAGATATCAATCTACAATAGACATTTATCAATTAGATCGTAATGGTAGTACTTTAAGACAATATAAATTAAGAGATGCCTTTCCGGTTGAAATCGGACCAGTGCAATTAGATTTTGGTAGTAATGATCAAATCTCAACCTTTGGAGTATCGTTCCAATATCAGACATTTGATATTGTTACTACACCTGCATCAGCTGCATTAAACGCAGTAGCTGGTACAGGTGCAGTTCTTGGTCGTTAATATTTTAGAAAGTTTAAATTATGGCAGTTAAGCTATTTGGCTTTACCTTTGGTCGTGATGATGCAGATGATCAACCGATAACGAAGAACAAACAGGGATTTGCTACACCTATATTAGATGATGGTGCATCCACTGTACAGGCGGGCGGTTATTTTGGTACGTATGTTGACTTAGATGCAACTACAAAATCTGAGTATGAGCTGATTACTCGTTATAGAGAAGCAGCATTATATCCAGATACAACCGCAGCTATTGATGAGATTTTAACTGAGGCAATTGCAGCAATCGATGACGAAGCGATTGTTAAAGTAAATTTAGATATGCTTGATATTCCTGATGATATCAAGGATACTATTGAAAAAGAATTTGATACAATATTACAGTTGTTAGATTTCAACGATAAAGGATATGATATCTTTAGACGTTGGTATGTAGATGGAAGATTATATTTTCAAAAGATCATAGATACTCAAAACCCAAAAAGAGGTGTTTTAGAACTTATTCAAATTGATACTAGAAAAATTAAAAAATTACGTGAGATTAAAAAAGAAAAAGACAGAGATACGGGTGTTGATTTAATTAAATCTGTTGATGAATTTTT